TCAAGTCCGTGGCGCGGGGATGACTTTTGGGCCAAATTTTTGTTTTACAAGTACACCTTCAAATCAAACAACTTTTGGGCTTTATGGTCACTTGGGCAATAATTTTCCGTTGAAAGTAAATCCTATTTTTAGCACAGAATTTAATTTGTCATCAGACCAATATGGCCATGTTGTTTGCCCATTGAATCGCCAAGCAAGAGGCAGAAGGGCTAAGCAAAATAGAAGATATTCGGGACGCAGTGGTCTTACGGGAGGGGCTAGCAATCCAAGCTCTGTAAATAACGAGACAGTTAGTGAGGGTGCTATTTTAAATTTTCAAATTTTTAAAGAAACAGACAGCGAAGGGTTTTTCTCTGTACCTATTCCACAGAATGATACTGGGTCCGGTGGTGATTCAGTTACAACCTTGAAAGATGTAGCCGCAAGCATTGCCTCAAGGCAGAACGGTTATGACGATAATTTGATAGAAGGCGAGCTTTATAGAATTGGAACCGCAATGGCTATTTGCGCATCAAGATCTCTTAATGTTTTTGTTTCAAAAACAGAAGGAGACAATGCTGGGTCAGATGTTACGGGTACTTTTAGAGTTGTACGAGCAGGCATCATACGCAAGTATGACGCAAATGCAATTTTAAATCCTACACCTTATGACGGGGATATTTCAACAAATGCGGTCGCAGATCTACGGCCTTGCAGTAAATATCCTCAAATTTTTAGATGTGCTGAGGCTTCTTTTTCCACTGAAAGGGTAGGCCAAGTTGTTGAGCTAGGTCTTCGCAGTTCGTTAGGAATAAACATTAATGGATTAACTAATTTTGCTGATACAATTTATGTCGACTATGATAACAGCACCCCACCCATCGGAACGATAAAAAACAGAACAGAATCCGTTATTGATGATCAAGCTTGTCGTGACTTGGAAGGAGACGAAGCATCAACTGTATCAACCATCGATTACACAAGCGGAAGCTACCAAGGGCCAGAAATTCAATATTCGTTTTTTATAGTTGCATATAGAGAAGCGGCAACTAATGACAATTTTGTTGAGTTAACTCCATTGTTTGGAGTTAGAGGCCAAGGCGGAACTCAGATGTATAATTATTTGCGTTTTGATTTTGGTAGTGAAAAACGTTGGGAGTTTAGGCTAACTCCTGTTAGCAGCTTCGAAGTGAGGAATGGACTTGGCTCTCGCAATCTTGTCGTTTTAGATTATCGGTCGAGTTTTGTAACTTTACCTCCTGATGGTCCTGTTACTGTTCAATGCAATTGTGAACAAATTACAAACGATAATGCTGCGATTGAGCGATATTTTTCAGCTCCTGTTACTCGCATGGTAGAGAATGTGATCCTAGGGCCAGACTTTGACGATAATGACAGCAGCGGTAAGGGCTATTACGTTGACTGTTATGCCAGGATAGCTGAAGCCTTTATCTATAACGAAATTACAAGTTCTACGGCTAGCCAGCCAGCTCATAGCGTTGTTTATATCAACACCGTAACTGCTAATGATAAAACGCCTGAATATGACAATCTTGCTCTTGTTGGTATGAATATTCGCAGTAGTAAAGAAATAACCAGGCTCGATCAATTTAGCGTTTACGTGAATAAAGGCATTAACAGCACAAGTGACTTTCCTGAAATCCTCAAAGACTTGCTCACAAACAAGACGTATGGAACGGGCAGCGTCGTTAGTCAAAAACAGATAGACCTAGACAGTTTCACTCTATGCAGCGATTTTGCATCAAAACGAAAATATTTCTTTGATGGAGCGATAGTAGAAAAAATAAATATCCGAAGCTGGGCGGCAGAAACAGCAGCGCATTTCTTGATGGAATTTGCAATTAAAAACGGCAAGTTTGCATTGCAGCCTGTTGCTAATTTTTATGGCGCTGAAGCCATTAGTCAATTATTTACAGCTGGCAATATAATTAAAGATAGCTTCTCGTTGAGTTATCTTGAGGAGCGTCAGCGCATACCGCCCCGGGTGTCAGTTCGCTGGCGCGAAGAGCGCCAATCAACAGCAGTTAATGACAAGGGATTGTTCCCGGTCATTCGTCAGGTCACTGTTCGGGAGTTCGATACTCCTGAAGACGCGCCGTTCGAGCAGATTGACCTAAGTGATTTTTGTACCAGTCAAGAACAAGCAATTGACCGGGCCAAGTGGGAGTGTCGCCAACGCCGTCTAGTTACTCATGGCGTGACTTTCAAAACGGTGCCATCAGAAGCGGCATTGGATATTGGATCGGTCTTTAAACTGGGGCTAGAAACCTTCAGCTATAACGCTCCAAGCAATGGTGCAATTGATGCTGCTGGAGTTGTTACTAGCTGGCCCGAGCTGGCTGATGGAACCTATTCTGTTCTGTATTGGGACGGCACAACTTCAGCAATTGCCGAACGATCAATTGTGATTACTGGAGGCAAAACTTCAGCTGGGCCAGCTGTTTTCTCGGTTAAAACGTCAGCCAACGACACTGGAACGTATCGCACTCAATCGTTGAGTTTTGATGATGAGGGCAATCTAACTGTCGAAGCATCGTTTTTCCCAACTGGCAGTGATGGCGTCTCAGAACTGGCCCGTAACTGGGAAAATGATTCAAAATGGATTATCGAGGGCAACCGATGACTGTAAATTTTCCTGCATTGAATCCATCAAGCCGTAGCCTCCAGGCAGGTCAATACCCGTTGAAACGGTTTGACAGTATCAGTGGTGCCAGTAGGACACGGCTGTATGGCAGCAAGGCTTTCAACGCAAAACTTACGCTCCAATTCAAATTGAGTGACGACAAAGCGGCTCTGATATTGAAGGCGTATCATGAGAGCCGTGGAGGCAGCGAAATCTTGACGCTGCCATCAGAGTTGTATAGGGGTATGTCAACGGATTTGCAATCACAGATCCAGAGCTATTATTCATGGCGATTTGACTCTCAACCTCCTCAAATTCAGAGTGTCGCTCCAAATCGTTCAGACGTTGCAATTACGTTGATTGGGACTCTTGATGCGTAATGAGATTAGAATGCTGAAAAGGTAGCAGGCTGAGTCATGGCGATAAAAACTGCATCAACGGCTGAGGTCCGTTTTGATGGCTCGGCCATCGCAAAAATTCGTGATATTACATTGAACATCAGTCGTGAATTGTTGGATGAGACCGGCATTGGAGATAAAGATCAAACGTTTGCCTACGGCACGCGCAATACGTCCGGCAGTGGAACGTTGTTGTACGACTCAGCCAACTCAGCAACAAAAAACCTAATGAACACAATTTTGAGTGATTCTTCGGATTTATCAACACTGACAATAGTCTTGGATGATTCGTCAACCGTTGGAACGATTGAGGGCAGTGTTGCACTGTCTCAGGTTGGAATCACTGTAAGCACGGGGCAGCTGGTTTCAGTGCCAATCAGTTTCCAGGTCAGCGGCAAACCAACAGGTTCGTTCTGATGGCAATCCTGGGCAACGGCGGAATCATTGAAATCTCTAGAGAGATCCCGAGACCTAGGGCTCTGACAGCTGCACGGGTCAACCTAGGCTCAGCCCCGTACAGCATTTCGTTGCTGGATCGGGGGTATTGGACGGGTGACAGGGTTTCAATTTCTAGCTCTGACGGCTTGCCGTTTGATATCAATGGCGATGGATTTGCGGATTGCCCCGGAGGACATGCGGAATATTTTGGTTCTAAATGGGAATTAGGGCCAAACCGTAGTTTTTACACCGGCAACTTAACTAATGACGCTCCAGCTTACGATCAATTTACTGATACGTTGACACTGATCACGCAAAACGATGATTTTCTTATAACTCAAGATGACAATAATATAGTTGGCGTTACTGGAATAGAAGACAACATAGCGGTGTATAACAAAACTTCAACCACTGGTAAAACTACAGTGCTTGATGCTTATATTCATCGCGATGAGTTAGATCGAATTACTTTTTATTCGACAGAAGCCTCCGCTTACGCTGGAACGAGCACTAACAGAATTATGATTAAAAAAGTTGATTTTGGCAATTTTGTAATCGCTGCTTACAACAGTGATTCAGGCTATGCAGCGGCGATAAACTCAGCAGCCAGCAGCATAAACGGTTTAACTCTTAGCAGCCCCGATCAACCGCTCAATGCTGTGATTAGTCTCCCTGCCTTGTTTAGCACGTTGTGCGAAAGTAATCGACAGTGGGTCACTCAATGTGGCCTAAGGGAATGGATCATGAGTATTGATGCTTCTAATCTGGATACAACAGCAATTGGCGAAACTTTTGGCGATCACGTCAAGGCGCTAGTGAGAGGCGCTGGCAGTTTGAATTTTATGGTTGAGCACGAACTTGTGGCTGGTGAGCAAGACTCCCTTGCTCTTCTGCGATTAGTGCTTTTGACGCAAAATCAATGCGACACCAAGGCAAAGTTTTACATCTGTAAAGACAGGTCTGGCGGATTACCTAAGATTGACGGCAGTATTTATTACGAGTGCGACGTTTTGCTTACAAATTCAAGTCTAAACGTAAGATACGATGATCTTATCACTGGCACGGCTGATTTCGTTGCGACATCAGAAGTGAAGCTGATGGTTGTGGCTTGATGCTTGCTTTTGCAAGACTGCTAGAATCCGTTGAGATTGTAGCGGTATTTGGAGAGTGTCTAGTCTAAATTTTGCTGGTGACAGCGGCTCACTCTCGGATATTAATCTGACCCAAGGGCTGAAGCGGTCTCAGATTGCAGCATTAAATGATCTGATGAAGCAGATCGCTGGTAATGCAGCGGTTTCCGCTGGCAATACAGCTCAGGCTGACCCCTTAAATAGCCCATTTGAGCTATTTGTAAATCCCTATATTGGTTCTGATGAATTTGTTGGAGGCTCTTATAACGATTACGAAGAGGGCACTGATGCCGCCACAAGGTTGGCATCTAAACTCAAGCGATTAGAAAAACAACGCTTGACGTGTGGATTCAGCCCACAACGTCCTTTTAAAACTATAAACAGGGCTGTAATTGAAG